CCAGGACCCATACGTTCTACAACGTAATTATACTTACCGAAGAACTCGTCAGATACGTTCTTGTAATCTTCAACTGTAATAGGATCAGTCATCAGATGTCTCCCTCAGCACGGTTCTCAGACTCTTCAATAGAGAAACTACCGTCAGCATAGCGGGCAGCAAGTTTCAGAGAGTTGATGTAGAGAACATGATCCATTGTAACATCCAGAGCAAGACATGCCTGTGCAGCATACCATAGGATGTCACCGAGTTCCTTGACCAGGTGTTCCTTGTTAGCATCGTTCCAGGGTTTACCTTGGAACTTCAACTTCTTGACGATCTCCATGAACTCACCAGACTCAGCGGAGAGACCAGCAGCAGCAGTATCGAGACGTGCAATGTTGCAACCATCGTCATGCAGAGCACGGAGACGCTCAATGTACTTTGCTTGATCCTTGCTAGGTTCAGAGCAAGTGGAGTCAGCAAAGTCTAGATACTTGTCAAGGTCAACACGGAAACGTTCTTCCTTCTTACCTTGCTTTGCTTTTTTCTGTGCTTCCTTCTCTTTGATCTTCTCGGCAGTCACCCAAGCATTAAAACCTTTCTTGTTGATGAATTCCTCAGGAGTCTTAGGAGTATCCTCCTGCATGTCATTCAACGTCTTGTTCATATCCTCTTTGAGGTCCTCAGCTTTGTTGTTGAGTTCCTCTGCCGCCTTTGCCTGGCGATCAGTTTCGTTGAAGTTTACGTTAGTAGCACCAGAGGGGAAGGTACGTTTGTTCTTTTCGGTAGTCATACTTGCCAGGAGTCAAATTTACTAGTGGGTTTAGTCTCAATGATATTGTCATCGATGTCTTGACCAGAGTCGATGATGTTGTCTTGGGCAGACTGATCACAATCATACAGTCTCATCTTTGCTCTGTCAATACCTATCACGAACCTCTTGTTCATGGTCGGGTCATTGTATCTATTCTTCAACTGCTTGACCATAATCTGCCCTGCTGCTTCCATATCCTCAGTGGAAATCAAAGCAACCATCAGGTCAGCAGTTGCAGGTAGACCGAAGGACTCACTGGTATCAGTGATCTCTACGTCAGAGTTACCATAACCAGAGCGAGTGGTCTGAGTAGCAGACACGATAGGAACATTAGATTCAACAGCGAGACCACGCAGTTCTTCTGCAATAGACTTGATGAATGTGTAGGAGTTGACCACAGCATTCTTGTATCGTGCAGATGCACAGATGTTCAGATAGTCAATGAAGATAATGTCAGGAGCAAACCCACGCTTCATGCTCAGTTCGTTCAAGAGAGACTTGAAGTGGTTGACGTGAGCAGAAGCAGTAGGGTACTCCTTGATCACCAGACGACCTTTGGTCTTGCTGTTGACTTTATCTACCTTGTTCCTGAACTGCTGTTTGGTGAATAGAGGATCGGAGAGTTGTTTGATTGGTACGTCGAGGAGGTTTGCGTCAATTCGCTCAGCAATTTTCTCCTCTGCCATTTCAAGTGTGATGTAGAGAACGTTCCTCCCCTGCATGAGACAGGCGCTAGCCATGTGGCACATGAATAGACTTTTCCCGACACCCGTACCAGCAAGAGCGATGTTGAGAGTCTTACTAGGGAGACCACCTTTCGTGATCTTGTTAAAGTATTCAAGATCAAACGGAATCTTGTCTTCTTGTTTGTGGTAGAAGTCGTAGCGGTCATCTGCGTCTAGTAAGTAATCGTGTCCAACAGTATCATCAAAGCATGTCCCCAATGCCTCACTCATGATGTGAGGGATGGCATCTTTGGATCTGGTCTTGTCTTGCCCATCAGCAATCTTGATGGACTCCATCAAGGCAAGATAGATCGCACGTTCTTTACACCACTTCTCAGTAGTGTCCATCAACCACTCATCGTTATACTGAGTGTCATCAATCTTGTTATCAAGGAAGTCTTCAATCTCCTTGACGACCTCTGCACTCAGGTCTCTCCTCTTCTCGATCTCAATTTTGAGAGCGGTAGTTTCGGGAGCAGTATTGTACTCTGTTACATACTCATTGATCTCATTGAAGAGGATCTGATGAGGAACAGTATCGAAGTATTCATCTTTAAGGAAGGGCAAGACTGATCGGAGGTATGTTTCCTCGGTGATCAGTTTGCTCAACGCAATTTCTTCGATCTTTTGCATTAGAGATAATGTAGGTAGGTGCCAATGATGTATTTGTTCTCAGACAGGGGTGGCAACCCTGCATGAGGGAAGGTCCAGGTTGGTGGGAACAGCAGGCAGGTGCCTGCTTTGGGCTTGACCTTCATGCCCAACTTAGTAAACCACGTTTCTCCACCGTTGTCAACGTCATTCAAGTAGAAGAAGAGAGCAAGGAAGCGACGGGCACTGCTGTGGTCACCCACATCAACATGAGGATCAAAGCGATCCTCATCAGCAGCGACATACTTCTTCAATCGAATCTGTTCCAGGGCATTCTCTGCTGGCCAGTTATCACTACACCCAACCTCTTCCATGTACCTGTTAGATACTTCTTTGATTGCTTCAATCAGTCGGTTGTGAACTTTGCTCCACATAGAACTAGGGTTCTTCTCAGCATACTCAGTCACATTGAACTGATGGAACTGAGGACGACCCTGCCTGTCCCAGTATTCATACTGAATATCACGTTGCATGTCCATGATGTTCTTAATAACATTGCTATCAAGAACGTCATCATAGACTTTAATGTACTCTTTAAGATCCATAAGTGAACTCCTTCTCTGCTGCCTTGTCAAGTTGATTCATGATTTCGGGGGTGAAGTATTTCTCGGGATCAGCGAGAATAGACTTAGGAAAAAGATTAGATTCACCAATCTTGTAGCGATTGCCGATCCGCTCGAAGACTCCGTGCTTCTCACCCAGTTCCAGTAGTCCGTAATACTTATCCAGTCCACGCTCGTCATAGAACAACCTCGTTTCTACCTTGACATTCTCTTTGGTGAATCGAGACTTCTTGGTCTCGCACTTGATGATGTTACCCACCACCTGTGTACCGTCCTTCTCCTTTGACTTGCTCAGATAGATGATAGTCGATGCAGCGTATTTGAGTCCACTACCACCACCCATTTCTTTCATTGGCACATAGGCACCCACCACATCATAGGTGTGGTTGGTCACGATCATGGGGATGTTTGCCTTGCCCAGTTTCAGGGTCAGCACACGGAAGATAGACTTGACCACCTGAGCACGGGTCATGTCACGAGTGTCCTTACCTGCCTCGGTGTCTTCCACTTCCTTAGAGGTGGACAGCATACCCAAAGAGTCCAGGCAGAACATCAGAGGTTTACGTTCTGATTCTTTCTGTGCCAGATACTTATCAACAATCTTGATCGCTTGCTGACGGAACTCCTGCACAGTGACGACAGGAACGATGATCATACGAGTGGAATCGATACCACGACTCTCAATCATATCCTTACTAATGGCAGACTCACTCTCAAAATAAATGCATCCAGCATCAGGATCAGAATCAAGGAAATGACGAACGATGCTGAGAGTATAATAAGTCTTACCAGTGCTGCTTTCTCCTGCGATAGCAGTAACCTTGTTGGAAGGAATACCTCCATAGATCGAACCACTAACCACGGCATTAAAGAGATAGCACCCAGTATCAATGAAAGATGCAACATCGCCAGCAGCAACGCCCTCACTAACGACACCAGCATACTCATTGCCGATCTCCTTTACTACATCATTTAGGAAACTCATCCGAATAGAAACTCCAACGTGTGTACTTTTTCTGGTGTCCAACCAATGGCGTCAAGGACAACCCTGACGGGACTAAGGAAACTCTTCTCAAACTGCTGATCATAATCAACAGAACCATGGACGCCGAACTCCTTGGGTAGAGTCTGGAAGAACGAGACTACGTTCTCACCAATCCTGTTTGGTTTCCTGAGGTAGATGAACTTGATCTTCTCTCCCTCTTGGATGAGGGGATACTTGTGAGCAAGTTTCAACTTCTTGACGTAGTAATTATACAACAAACTACCACGTACGTGCATGGGACATCCCTTACCATAGATGTGACTAGGGGACGAGAACTTACCAAGGTTGTTACAACTGCGTGGGAAAGCAATGTCTTCCAGGGGAAGACTCTCGAACTCCTTACGGAACTTGGCGATGTATCTCTGCACCTCG